AATTAGGCTTAGCCACAAGAGTAAATGTTTCTGGCACACTCATTGGCCAAGATACTGATACACAAATCACTACTATTGTTACGGGCCAAACAATTAGTCTTCGTAGGCAAGTTAGTGAATCAGTGCAATTAGATTTAAACGCTGGTAATGGCTACACTTTAATCTTAATTCAAGACGGTGTTTCTAATATTGTTAAGATTAATGGTGGCGGTGATTCAGTAATTACAATAAGGCAAAGCAGCGGATGAAAAAACTTATAGTAATAATATTACCTTTTCTGTGTTTACCTTTATTATTTCAATCTACACCTACTGAAATTATAAAACTTAAAACATTTGATGCTTTTATAAAAACACCACAACCCTCTGGTAATTTTGTAATACTAAATATTACTGAAGAGGATATAGAAAGAGAAGGCGGTTATCCTTTGCCTAGAGAAAGGTTAGCTGAAATTCAATTAGATTTATTAGATAGAGGAGCCATAGGTGTAGGGTGGGTTATAAGTTTTCCACAACCAGATAGAATGGGTGGAGACCAAATATTCGCTACAGCCTTAAAATATGCACCATCTGTTATTGCTATGTTTGAAGATGGTAAAGGTAACTTTCCAAAAGCTACAGGCACGGTTGTAAAAGGTGATGATAATGGTGGTATAATTAGTTTGGGAGTGAAGGAAAACCTACCTCTCTTATCCAACAACACACTACAAGGTTTGGCCGTTGCTCCCACTGATGTAGACCAGCTTGTTCGTAGAATACCTCTTTTAGTCAAAACGCCTAATAATGAATGGATACCTAGTTTTGGTACACAAATTTATAAATCTTTATTTAATTTAAAAACTTATATTATAAAAACTAATGATAATGGTATAGAAGAAATATCAATACGAGGAATACCACCAGTTAAAACAGATAGTCTTGGTCGTAAGTGGATTAGTTGGGTAGATACAGAACAAACTAATTTAAAAGAAATGTATGTAGCAGGTAAGTTTGTTCTGGTTGGCGTTACTGCCAATGGCGTAATGCCACAAATTGCCACACCTATTGGATTGTTAGAACCACATAAAATACAAGCTGCGTTAGCAGAATCAATATTGATACAAGATAGTCCTTACATACCTGATTGGTCATTAGTAGCAGAACTAACAATACTTATAACATTTGTTACTTTTGTTTGGTTTGCTTTGCATTTGTTGGGAACTACTTGGGGTATTGTAGCTGGATTACTATTAATGTCTTGTAGTGGAGTTTTAGGTTTTTACATGATACAAAAAGGTGTTTTAGTAGATGTATCATGGACGCTTATTTCTGAATTTGTAACAGGTAGCATTGCTTTTTATTTAAGATTCAGAGAACAATATAATCTTCGACAACTTATAAAAAAACAATTTGAACATTACTTAGACCCAAGACAAGTTAAAAAATTACAAGATAATCCAGATTCTTTAGTGCTTGGAGGAGAGCGAAGATACTGTACATTCCTTTTTACTGATGTAAGAGGTTTTACTGCCATGTCTGAAAAATTAGAACCAGAAGAAGTAACAAAAATTATGAACCAAGCTCTTACGATACAGGCTAATGCAGTAAAAAAGTATGGAGGTATGGTTGATAAATATATAGGCGATGCGATGATGGCAATATTTAATGCACCAGTTGACTTACCAAACCATGAAACTTTAGCTGTTTTATGTGCTGAGGAAATACAACAAAATATTAAAGAAGCTAACTTAAATGTGGAAATTGGCGTAGGTATTAACACAGGTTTTGCATTGTTAGGAAACTGTGGTTCTGAAGATAGATTTGATTACACTGCTATAGGAGATGCTGTAAATTTGGCTGCTAGGTTAGAAAGCTCTACAAAGGAAGTTGGAGAAGATATTGTTATAGGTTATGATACTATCAGTGCAAGTAGCTTTAGCAATGAAATAATGTTAAAAAAACTTGATAGTATTTTTGTAAAAGGTAAGAAAAAACCTATTAAAATATATACATTACAAAATGGTTAACAAAAAAATGACAGTAGATGATGTAGCAGAAAGACTTACAAAACTTGAAACCATATCACATGAACGTTGGAAAACTGCTTTCAATGAGTTTTCTGATATTAAACAAGAAATAACTTATATAAATTCAACTATAAAAGCTGCAACGTTTGGAGTTTTTGGATTTATTGGTGCTATAGGTATAGCAGTATTAACGAGGTTTTTAATATGAGCAGTAGCTCCAACATTAGGAACAGCTATAGGTGGGCCAATGGGTGGTATGGCTGCTAATATGATAGCTGATGTTCTTGGTGTTCCAAATGACCAAAAATCCATAGAAACTGCAATACAAAACGCTACACCTGAACAAATGTTGGAGCTAAAAAAAGCAGAACAAGCTTTTGAGGTGCAAATGAAAGAGCTTGATGTAGATGTTTTTGAGCTAGAAGTAGCAGATAAACAAAATGCAAGAAGCATTTTTAGTAAAGACTGGACAGCTAGAATTATTGGTTTATTTACAATAGCTGGTTTTTTAGGTTATATATTTTTAGTGACCTTACAACCACCAGAACAAAACAGCGAAGCATTAATAAACTTAGTGCTTGGCTATCTTGGAGGATTAGCAAGTGCAATTATTTCGTTTTATTTCGGAGCATCTCATACCCCCGACAAAGGAGAGTAAAATGCAAATATCACGGGAAGGCTTGTCCTTAATAAAGAAATTTGAGGGTTGTGAGCTTGAAGCATACAAATGTGCAGCGGGTGTTTGGACCATAGGATATGGTTCAACAAAGGGTGTTAAGGAGGGCGATACAATAACTCAGGACGGTGCAGATAAATTACTAGCAGAAGAAATGAACGAATATGAAGGTTACATAAATGACATGGTTACCGTTGATTTAAAACAAAACGAGTTTGATGCTTTAGTATCTTGGGTA